ATGGCACGCAACAAGCTCACGGAAACGAAGATCAAGAAGCTTTCCACCGCTGGCATCTATAGCGACGGTGACGGTCTTTATTTACGTGTCCGGGCGGGCGGCTCGAAGCAATGGTTCTTCATCTATAAGCGAGACGGCAAGCGTACCGAGATAGGGCTTGGCGGTTACGGCCAAGGGACTGCGCCCGTTTCTCTTGATCTAGCCAGAGAGAAAGCCGAAGGTATCCGGCAGCGTCTGGCGCGGGGTGAGGAACTTGCGGTGCGACCGACCTTCGCCGCGATCATGGAAGACGTGATCCAAAAGAAGATGACCGAGTCCAAGAGCAAGGGCCACAAAGCTGCATGGCGCATGACGCTCGACAAGTACGCCGCACCGCTGCACAAAAAAGCTGTTGCCGACATTACCCGCGATGACGTTGTAGAGACGCTCAAACCTATCTGGACAGAGAAGCCCGAAACCGCCGACCGCACCCGCATGCGCATTGCAGCCGTCATCGACCATGCCAAGGCGCGCGGCCTTTATACCGGCGATAATCCTGCCGACTGGCGCGGGGGCTTGAAGGAATTGCTCCCTGCCCGCCAGAAACTGTATCGCGGCCATCATGAGGCAATCGACTACAAAGTGTTGCCCGCTGTGATCAAGAAGCTGAGGGCGGCTAAAGGTGTGTCCTCTGTTGCGGCGGAATTCGCTTGCCTGACTGCGGCCCGCTCTGGCGAAGCGCGGGGCGCGGTTTGGTCTGAAATCGATCTTGAGAACGCGCTTTGGATCATTCCAGCGGAACGGATGAAGGCAGGCAAGGAGCACAGAGTCCCGCTATCGGCCCGTGCCTTGGAAATCCTCAAAGAGCGGCAGGAAATGGCCACAGGCGCGCTTGTTTTCGAAGGTGAGAGCGAAGGCAAGGCAATATCAGACACGGCGTTGGTTAAGGCGTTGCGCGCAGCTACGGGCGGAACGGAGACATTACACGGCTTGCGATCCTCGTTCCGAGACTGGGCCGGTGACGAGACACATCATCCACGCGAAGTCATTGAGACAGCGCTTGCTCACACGCTCAAAGATAAGACGGAGGCCGCTTATCGTCGCTCCGATGCTTTGGCGAAACGGCGCAAGTTGATGGACGATTGGAGTGCTTATCTTGATTAATAGCGCGATGAGGCCCCTTTTCGTAAAATGTGCAAAAAGGGAGTTGACGCGCAATAATCTTGCGTATAGGAGACTGATTGTTACCTGAAGCGCGGAAGCCCTGCACGTCGAGAACGTTGCCTGCATTATGCGCCGACCCTAACAAATCCTAACAATTTGAACCTTGTCACGGCTTGACCGGCTGGATTTCTGCGCGCCCTCACGGGCTTGCAGCTGCCCGCCCTGTCATCGCTGACGAAAGGAATGTCTTACGAAACAGCAAAGGAGCATCCATGTCCGAAAAATCTCCACCGCGCCTCATGTCGCCAAAGGAGGCTGCCGCCGAAACCACATTTTCCGCGATGCAGCTTGGTATTTTAAGCGCGACCGGCCATTTCCCGAAGCCGGTCCAACTATCGGCGCGCCGCATCGCTTACGTTCGTTCCGAAGTGACGGCTTGGCTTGATGAACGCATTGCATCGCGCACCACGCATTAAAGATGGAACCGCATGCAGAAGACGAGTCCCCCGGTTGGGGCGGGAAGTTCAATTTCGAGAAGATTGGTAGAAGGCGGGCCGCATTTAGCGCGCCAGCGCGAAAATCAAAGCCAAAGCCGGAATCGGAACCGGAAGACGAGCCTGAAGAAGTCAGACTGACAGCAAAGCAGTTGATGCGGCGGCGATTTGAGAGGCCGCGCCAGATTGTGGAGGGCTTGTTCCCTGCCGGTTGTCTTCTTCTTGTCGGTCCTCCGAAGCAAGGGAAATCTTGGCTGTCGCTACAATTGGCCCGTTGCGTGGAAGCCGGAATCCCGTTCATGGGGCATCGAACCGAACAAGGTGACGTTCTGTATCTGGCGCTGGAAGACGGATTCATTCGCCTTCAGGACCGCTTGGGAAAGCAGGAAATCGAAGGTGCGGAATCATTCACGGATGCTCTGGATTTCCAAATCCAGATACCCACGGCGGAAAAGGGCGGCCTGAAGGAGTTAGAGGAATGGCTGATAGCTCACCCCGATGCATCCTTGGTAATCGTGGACGTTCTCAAAATGTTTCGAGAGCCGCGCAAGGGCAAGGTTGATCCGTATGAACGCGATTATGGCGATGTGCGGCCTTTGACGAAACTAGCGAACAAGTACCGGGTTTGCATCGTCATCGTCCACCATACGAACAAGGGCAGCGCCAGCGCGGTCGATCCTTTCGACCGTGTGAGCGGCACGGGCGGCATTTCAGGTGCGGCAGATGGCACGATTTTGCTTGTGCCGAATGAAGACGGCGATTTGGGGCTTTATGGCCGTGGGCGCGACTTTCAGGAGTTTGACTTCAGGGTGCGGTTCGACGCCGATGCTTGTGTTTGGGAGATCGACACCGAAAGCGACGAAAGCGACCGCCAAGGCTACGGCGACGTGACCGGCAAGATATTGCAGCAGCTTGGATTCATGAATGGCAATCCGATTGGCCCTAGCGAACTGGCGGCAGTCATCCAAGAAAAGCCGCTTGACGTTTCGAAGAGCCTGAAACGGTTGAGTGCCAGCCGGAAGGTTACGAGGATCGGGCGCGGCAAATGGGTTCTTCGCGGCCTAGAGCCGAAAAGCTCATGACAACGAAACTACCATACCATTCGGTAGGAACGGTAGTTACGGTAGTTCGCAATTGCTAATATGAGGACAGTCTAGCTAAGTCCTTCTAGCATCACATTAAATAGTATCGGTAGTAAGGGTATTTCGGTTTGTGCAAACTACCGAAACTACCGTTTGTACCTATCATATAGACGAAAGGAGAAACGAATGAACGAAAGGACACACACCGAAAATATGCAGGTCATCAACGCGCTCGTAGGCAAGCCGGTCGCATGGAGTGGTTTGCCAAAGCCAGACGAAAAGGTTCTTGCCCTCCTGCGGAAGCGGTCAATACCGGCAGCACCCATGATCTTGTCGCGGCTCACGGGTTACGGGCGTCACGAGGTCAACGAGGTGCTGCTGCGCCTGAAGCGCCATGGTCTGGCTAAAGCTGTTGGACACGGTGAATGGGTGGCAGTGCAATGAAACTGATGCACCAAAACCGGCAGGTGTTTGCACGTCTGAGCCGTATCGATCCGGTGCGGAAACAGCCTATCCCGGTCAAGCCGCAGGTTGTTAAGGCTCGGCCCTTGGCCTCGGCTGCCCGCCCCTCATGAGCAGATGGCCGTATAACACGGCTCAATGGCAACGGCTGCGCATAGCCAAGCTGATGGAATGCCCAGTCTGTGAGCCGTGCCGTGCGCGTGGCGTCATCGAGATTGCTGAAGTCGTAGACCATGACAAGGCTATCAATGCGGGAGGTGACGCGTTCCCTCCCCTGTCCGGCCTGAGCAGCATGTGCGCATCCTGTCACAATCGCAAGACCAACGCCAAGGACAGACGCACAGCAAAGACGGGCAAGAGCAGCGGCTTTCGCAGGGCGTGGGCTGGCTTTGACGTGGATGGCAACCCGATTGACCCGGAAGGCTGGAACGACGCCTGACGGGCCTCCCTGCCCGGTTCCAAAGGTAGGGGGCCTCGAAAGACGGGAGTCAACGTGCCGGGGAACGGCGTGGGGCATTCGCGAAGACTTAGTTTCAAATATTTTGATCGATCAATGAAAAGGATCAAAGAAAATGATGTGAAAGGAGATGGAGTATGGGCCGTCGTGGACCCGGCGCGAAGCCGAAAGCATCCGGCAAGACCGGGGATATCATGAGTGGCGGGCAGCCGAAGCACCGCAAGGTGCTTCCTTGGGAGGTCGAAGGCCTCACCCGGCTTGAAGCCGTTGTCGCATTCGTTAACGACATGAAGATTACGCAGGGCAAACTTGCGGGCCAGAACATGCAGTTGCGTGACTGGCAGATAGACGAATTTCTAGCACCGATTTACGCAACTGACGAATTCGGACGCCGCCCGGTGCGAACCGCCGTTCTGTCGATGGGGCGTAAGAACGGGAAAACCGGCCTGAGTGCCGCCCTCGCCCTTTGCCATCTTGTTGGACCGGAAGCCGAACAGCGCGGCGAATTGTATTTCGGCGCGATGGATAAGATTCAGGCTGGTAAAGCGTGGGCCGAATGCAAAGCCATGCTGGAGGCCCATGTCGAACTTTCAGAGCGTGTCAACATCATCAAATTCAGCAAAGAGATTGAAGTCGAGGCCGGTTATCCCGGTGAAGGCTCCGTTCTGAAGGCTGTGAGCGCAGACGCCGATTCCAAACTCGGTTTGTCGCCCTCATTCTTCCTCGCTGACGAAGCCGGTTATTGGGTGAAGCGCGATCTGTTCGACGCGATGGATTCGGCCCTTGGCGCACGTGATGAACCGCTTGTTGTGGTCATTTCCACACAGGCGAAAGACGACACGCATTTCTTCTCGGAAATGATCGATTACGGCCTGAAGGTGAAGACCGGCGAAGTTGAGGACGAAAGTTTCCATCTGGCGTTGTTCACGACTGATCCTGATGAAGATGCATGGTCCTACGAGACGTGGATCAAGGCTAACCCGGCGCTAGGCGATTTCCTTGCTTTGGAACAAGTCGAGCGCATGGCGGCACAGGCCCAGCGAATCCCGTCGAAGGAAGCGGACTTCCGCAACAAGATTCTCAACCAGAGAATTGACGGCACGGTACGCTTCATCGCGGCGCGCGAGTGGAACGACTGCGATCTAGAGCCTATTGACGAAGCCGCGCTTGAAGGCCGGGAATGCTATGGCGCTCTTGACCTGTCAGCGGCGCGAGACTTGACGGCGTTCGTGCTGGTTTTCCCTGAAGACGATGGCCGCTTCACTGTCCTGCCTCGGTTCTTCCTGCCTCAGTTCGATATTGACGGCAAATCGGAGAATGACCGCGTGCCGTACAACGTTTGGGCGCGGCAGGCGGATGCGAGGCTAACGCTGTTGCCGGGAAAGGTCATCGATCCGCAGGCCGTTGCGGAATACATCGCTGACGAGGCGGGCCGGTTCGATATCAAGGAGATTGCATTCGACCGCTGGCGCATTGAGGACTTGCGTCGCGAACTGGCAAAGGCTTCGATTGATCTGCCACTAACGCCGTTCGGGCAAGGATACAAAGACATGTCTCCAGCCGTTGACATGTTGGAAGTCGCGGTCGCGCAACAGAAGGTCAATCATGCGGGAAACCCGTTGCTTCGGATGTGTGCGGCGAACGCTGTCGTCACGAAAGACCCATCCGGCGCTCGAAAGCTCGATAAGTCGAAAGCCTCAGGACGCATTGACGGGCTTGTGGCGCTTGCGATGGCATTGCAGACTGCTGCGCGACATGAGGAAGATAATTCGCTTCCAGCGTGTCTTATGGAAGATGCTTAGGAGAGAGAAACGACATGTTTGAGGTTGGGAAAACGTACGAGATAACGTTTTTGGAGACTGGCGATAATTACGAGGGAAAATCGTCCACGTACGAAACTCGCCAGTATTTCGATTGCATTGCGGTGGACGGCACTTTGGTCAAACTCAGGACGCCACTCAGCACGGCAGAAGATAAAGAGATTTTTGGAGACGACGATTTTAGCGAAGAACTGCTGGTGAATACGGCCAGCATGTTTTTTCACAGCGCAAAGTTAATCGACAAATAGTATCGCTTCGCAAAAATTCTAACTCGCTGTTTTGTCAAGCAAACGCTGCGAAAATATACTTACTTGCCTTTTGCGATTTACTGTTGATGCGAAAGCAAAACGGAGTATAAACACAATCACCGGACGCAAGCACGAGACTTGAACCGGCGAGCCTGTCCCGACTGAGGGGCGGGCAGCACTGCCGAAGGCAGTAAAACAACCACGACATCGTTGCGCCTACCCAACCGAGCAATTCCGTATCGGCGTGGCTCTTTGCGCGCTTACTAGAAAAGGAGACTATATGAATCTGTTCCATCTTCGCGAAACCCGTGCATCCAAGCTCGCAGAACTGAAGGCCCTTGGCGAGAACCCGGACAACGCGAAGTTTACAGCAATCGAAGGCGAAATTCGCGCCCTCGATGGCCAGATCAAGAATGCAGCAACCATCGCAGAATTCGAGCGCCATGAGGCCGCACCGGCTGATAACAGCATGGCCCGCGAACTGCGTTCCTACTCCGTTTCCAAGGCCATCCGCGAAGGCAATGGCGATAGCCTGACCGGTGTTGAACGCGAAGTCCATGACGAACTGTCCAAGGGTCGCGAAGTGCGCGGCGTGATGGTCCCTACGTCTCTCATCTTCGGTGACGAAAACCGCGCCATGCTCACGACCGGCACCGCTGGCAACACTGTTGCGACGAACCTAGGCGGCCTTATTGATCGCCTTCGCCCGGTTCTGGCTGTGCAGTCTCTCGGCGCAACGGTCATTTCCGGTCTGACTGGGAATCTCGATCTGCCGCGCCTCACCTCTGGCCCGCAGGCTTACTGGGTGAACGAAGACGAAGCCACCACGGCGAGCGATGCCACTTTCGACAAGGTTTCGCTGTCTCCGAAGACGGTTTCCGGCGAAATGTACATGTCCCGTCGCTTGACCTTGCAGAACGGCGTTGCGCTCGAAAACGTGCTTCGGCAGGACTTGGCTTTCGTTCTTGCGCAGGCTCTCGACTCCGCTGCTATCAACGGCATCGCCGCCGCAAAGCAGCCCGTTGGCATCCTGACGCAAATCACGGAAAACGCGACCACTGCGACGGACCTGACGGACATTGCAGCTGACCTTATCGCGGCGCTCCAGATTGACGACGTGACCGGCACCACGGGTTTCTTGACCAATCCGGCGCTGATGGGCGTTGCCCGCAAGCTTAAGGACGGCCAGCAGCGCCCGATTTCCACGGCTGACACGTTCCACAATGAGCGCGTTGTTGCCACGAATCAGGTTCCGACCATTGGCGGCGAAAACCCGCTTATCTTCGGCGCGTTCGCAAATCTCCTTGTGGGCTACTGGAGCGGCGTTGACATTCTCGCCAACCCCTACACCGACGCTTCTAAGGGCGGTCTGCGCCTGCATGCGTTCCTTGATGCTGACGTGGCTATCCGTCATCCCGAAGCGTTCGCATGGAAGGCCGTCGCCTAATATGGCGTCTGTCTCTCTCGCAGAGGCAAAGGCTCACCTCCGGGTAGATTACCCGGAGGACGATGCCTACGTCTCGACACTCATCAACGCGGCGGAAGGCTACATTTCAGAAATCGGCGTACCTACCGACAAGCTGGCCTCACCCCCCGTCAAACATGCGGCGCTTTTGCTAGTCGGGCATTGGTTTGCCTTTCGCGAGGCCGCAGCGGAGAAACCACCACAAGCAATCGCATTCGGCGTTGACGCCCTTGTGCAGCCATTCAGGGAGGTATCGTTTTGAGCAACTTTGAAAAGCGTGCGGCGACCGACGTTAAGGCCGTAGGAAAGAAACTGACGGGCTACGTGGCAACGTTTGGCCTCGAAACCCGCATTGGCGATTTTAGCGAAGTGATTCAGGTTGGCGCGTTTGGTGCTTCGCTTCGTTCGAACCCGGACATTCTGGCGCTTGTCGATCATGACCCCGGCAAGGTGTTGGGCCGTAGTGCATCGGGCAGCCTGATCCTCGAAGAGGATCAGAAAGGGCTCCGTTTCGAACTAGATTTGCCGGACACACAGTTGGGCCGCGATATCGCTTCGCTTGCTGCCCGCCATGATATCGGCGGCATGTCGTTCGGTTTCAACGTCCCGGAAGGCGGCGACGAATGGCACGGCGAAAAGCGGACCCTGAAGGCTATTGACCTCCGCGAAATCAGCGTTGTGCAGGCCTTTCCGGCATATTCCGGCACGTCTCTTGCCGTCCGGTCACGCAAGCCAATGACCGACGCGGAGCGCCGCATTCGAATCTTGGAATTGGAAGGAGGTGCATATGTGGCCGTTTAGGACAAAGGAAACGCGCGCTGTCTCTTCAAGCGATCCGTTCCTAGGCGAATTCCTTGGCGCGCGTTGGCAGGCCCGTGCAGATATCGAGAAGGCCAGCGGCCATGCCGTCGCCCATCGGTGTATCCAGCTAATCGCGGAACAACTGGCAGCCGTGCCGCTGAAGGTCTACCGTAGAACGGATGACGGTGGCCGGGAGGCGGCTTCTGATCATGCGCTATACCCAGTGCTGAAAGATACGTTCTCTCCCCTCCTGACCGCATTTGAGGGCCGGGAATGGATGAATGTTTCGGCGCTGATGTACGGCAATGCTTACGCCCGGATTGAACGCAATGGCCGCAGCCAAATTACCGCGCTGCATCCAATTCCGTCGCCTTCGGTCACGGTGGAACGACTTTCAACCGGACGCCTTCGCTACAAGGTCGCTTTGGCGAACGGTGGAACGGAAACCTATACGCAAGACGAAATCTTGCATGTGCGCTATCGGACGAAAGACGGCGTTCTAGGTCTGTCGCCTATCCAGATCGCAAGTGCGACCTTCGGTCTTGCCTTAGCTCAACAGGACACGGCAGGCACAGCGGCTGAAAATGCATTTCGACCGGCTGGCGCTCTAGTGTTTCCTGAAAAGCTCGGCGGCGCTGGTAAAGACGAGGCGATCAAGAAATTCAAGGATCGATTTGTCGGGCAACTCAAGGCGAACGAAGTCATGGTGCTGGATGGCGGCGCTAAGTTCGAAACTTTCCAGTTCAACAGCCGAGACTCCGAATTTCTCGAAAGCCGCAAGCTGTCAAATCTGGATATCTGCCGCGTCTATGGCGTTCCGCCGTCTGCCGTGGGCATTACCGACGATGCGACCTACAGCAACATTGGCGAGGAAAGTCGCGCCCTTGTGACCCGAGTCCTTGCGCCTTGGGCCAAGCGTATCGAAAGCGTCTACAACACAACGCTGCTTTCGCCTGAAGCGCGAAAGACGCACTACATTGAGCATGACCTGTCCGGCTTGCTTCGTGGTGATCTGGCTACCCGCTACGCGGCTTACAAGATTGGCCGTGAAGCTGGCTTCCTGTCGGTGGATGACATTCGCGCATTCGAGAACATGAGCAAGGTTCCGGGCGGCGACACCTATATGCAGCCCTTGAACATGGCGGCGCTAGGCGTGGCACAAAACGCCCAGGCATCGGAGGTGCAGCGATGACCGGGGGCGGCGATCTTCGCCGTTCCTTCGCCTTCTGGCAGCCAACAGACGGAAATGACGGTTTCGGCACAATTACACCGGGAGCCGGTCCACCCGCCTTGCGGTTTACCACGGCAGGCCGGTTCCGCGTCCTAAATGGTGACGAGATTTACCTTAACGGCGTGGTGAGCGGCAAAAGGACGGTGGAAGTCACGATCCGAATGCAGCCGAAGTCAAAGGGCGTCAACACAACATGGTTCATGCGCGATACCCGCGATAACCGCAGATACAACATCAAGCTAATGACGCCTTCAGAGAAAGGGGATTTCATTTCATTTCGAGCAGAGGAGGGAAAGCCGTGAAGGTAAAGACTATCAGCATTGAGCCTATCAGTAAGGGCTATGACCGGGAAACGGGTTTCCGCAAGCTGGCAAAAGTCCAGTTCTTCCTGCCGGATATGCAGATGACGATCCGCGATGTGGTCTTGACCCATGACCACGAACATGGTTTCGCCGTGGCGCACGTCAAACCCAAAGAGGGGCAGTCAACGCTCCAATGGGTGCGAAACTCACCCTTCGCCAAAGCGTTGGCGGAAGCGGCGGCAACGGCCTATAGCGCCATGCTTGCTGAAGACTTGGAAGAACTGAAGGAGCTGTATAAGGCAGCCTAACTAAAGCCCTACGGGTATTCCGTGGGGCTATTTTTGTTGCAGTGATAAAGTTATCCCGCGAATCGCTGTTGTATAAGCATGCTTTTGCAAGATACGTTCACAGGCATCATGTAAAGAAGGACATATCGTGACGAAATCTAATAGCAGTGACGATACAGAGATTTATAAGCAGATTGCTTTGGATCAAATGAAGCACTGTATCTCAACGCAGGCAGATTACGGCAAATGGATGCTGGCATCTCTACTGGCTGTCAATGGTGGCGGACTAATTGCAATTTCACAAGCAGGAGAACATGCCCCCAAGCTTTTTGAGGCGTCTGGCCTGTTTCTGTTCATGGGAGCGATTTTTGCTTTAGTGGGAGGCGGATTAACGTGGCTAAATTTCACGTATGCTGCCTCGTCATATCTGCAAATGGTGGTCAACAGCGATTCGCTTGAAGTTAAAAAGGCCCAATGGTGCGCGCGGTTGGCGATAACGGCGACATTCTTTTCCATTCTCTCTTTTGGAATAGCCGGATTTAAAATGCTATCCGTTACACCTCTGCTTAGCGTTTGA